AATGTTCAACTCCAGGTGCAGTTCCCCGTTGAATCCCTTGATGTTTCGATGGATGTGTACCTTGGCATGGGTTATGAAGAGACTCGCGACGGAGATTGTGGCGCGATTGGTGTGGCTATGACGCCTATGGGTCCCGTTATTATGGGTATCCATACTCTTGGTCACCAGCGCACTGCAGGTTTCCCCCACGTCACTCGTACTCAGCTTTTGGCTGTAATGGAGGACGAAGTGTCTCAGGTCTCAGCTGGAGCGGCTCCGCTTCTATCACTGAATGGTGTCGCTCTTGAGCCCATCCATCACAAGAGTGTGCTGCGGTACATTCCAGAGGGCACAGCGCGTGTCTACGGTTCCTTGCCTGGAGCCCGACCAAAGCCTCGTTCCCGTGTGTGTGCAACCCCACTTCAGCAGGAAATGCTGGAGCACTTCGGTGGTGAGGTTGAGCACGGTGCACCCGTTATGACGGGCTGGGAGCCAGTCTACAAGAACATCGTTGAGATGGTGAAGCCAGACACAAACATTGACCAAACGTTGTTGGATCATTGTGTGGAGGCGTACACTCGAGATGTGCTCGACGGCTTGCAGCAGGAACACGGTGACTCCTGGAAGGGAGAGTTGGTGTACCTGAGCGATGAGGCAGCTGTGAACGGTTTGCCAGGTGTGAAGTTCATTGATGGTATCAATCGAGGTACCTCCATGGGTCATCCATGGCATGGACCGAAGAAGCGTCACTTGGAACCGTATGTCACTGAAGACTACCCAGAGGGCGTTCAGTTCTCTGAAGAGATTCGTGCCCGCGTTGCAGAAATCAAAAGTCTGTACGCAGAGGGCAAGCGAGCCTACCCAGTTTTCACTGCACACCTTAAGGACGAAGCTGTTCCCCAGGCAAAGATTGATGCCAAGAAGACACGAGTTTTCACTGGAGCGCCTGTGGATTGGAGCATCGTAGTTCGGAGTCGCACCTTGGCGTTCATCCGACTACTCCAGAAGAACAAGCTTGTCTTTGAGGCGGCACCGGGCACAGTGGCCCAATCTATTGAGTGGACACAGTTCTACGACTACCTGACAGCTCATGGTAAGGATCAGATTATTGCTGGCGACTACTCCAAGTTCGACAAGCATATGATCCCGGCGCTCGTAATTGCAGCCTACAAGGTTATTGCGAACGTGTACCGAGCAGCTGGTTTCTCTGAAGAGGAGTTGCGCGACCTTGCGTGCATCGCCCTCGATACTGCTTTCCCTCTCACAAACGTGAATGGAGACATCATCGAGTTCAATGGAACCAACCCGTCAGGGCACCCCTGCACTGTTATTGTGAACTCTA